CGCAGTCGTTGAGGAGCAGGAGTCATCAACACGAATATAACGTTCGTGATCTGCCTCCCGCTCTTCCAGCATCTTAATCCGCTGGCGCAACTGGTCCAAATCACTGTAAGGGCCAGGAAATCCTGGATTACTTGATGTAAGGTAAGTGTATGTTGATCCGTTGAACGGCGGAATCAACTGCACACTCAAATCCCACAAACATGTAGCACCAGCTATGTTTGCGGTACTAAATATCAAGTTACCAGGGGTAGTGTAGTTTGTGTTAGAGGTCCCAACAACTGTGGACAATATACAGTATGCCTGCCCATTTGGCGAAGCGATGGTGGCAATAGCTGAACCATCTGACGCCGGCAACCAATAAGCACCGTTGATCAACCCAGAATTAAAGGTTAAACTTGGTGCAGTAATGGTACCGCCCGGCGCTTGCATATATAAAGTAACTATAGCACGCGTACCAGGAGGTAGGCCAGCAAACGATAACACTGAATTAGTTCCTGACACCTTGAAAGTCATGTTACCTAGACTATTCGTGGTATCGGACGCTATGTTGTAAGAAGAAGCAAATGCAGTGGTATTACCTATAGGTAAAGCCGTGGCACTATTGGCATGGAATGTGCCGATTGGTCCGGTGGCAATCTTACGTGGGATGGATAGCTTAACTTTGTAGCTAACCCATAATTCCCCTATAACATTACCATCAGCCGGCATGCCGACTGTCATGGCTTGCAATCTACCAACATAATTCAAGTTACGTCCAACATTCAATGGACCCAACGCATTGTTGGGAGCCAATTGTTGGCGGTATGGTCCAGACACATAACGGTCATTGAGGACATCCAACTTGGGGTTACATTCGACTGGGTGATGCATCATCACGGAAGGTACACAACTTGTGCTAAAATGATAAGCTTCCATGTCGGCCTTGTTAGTAAACAAAGGCCGTGAAACATCATACTCAGTAGCGAGTATAACCGTACCTAGTGCAGGGTTGCTGCCACTGACAGCATAGCCTGACGTAGGCTTGTACGTAAATACTAACCCTTTGAACTCGTACTGTTCAAAGTTCTGTGCAATACCAGATAGCACAGGAAATAAGGCAACATTGGTGGGGTCAATTAGCCAATTGTTGGTACCGACCGCCACGGAACTAGCTAAGTCGGTGACCAGTTCAGAATGTGTGACAAGGACCGTTTTGTCACCATGTTCAAAAACTGGTGCTTGCGTGGATTCGGACATTATGGAGTTTGAGTTAAGTGTATAATCACCCATTCCTAATGTGTCGGCAAAGAAGTCTCCGGCGCGAGCACCGAATTCTCCTAAGCCAACTATTGAACCTAAACCACGTCCAGCTGTGGTCAAAAGAGACCTACCAAGTGAGCCTTTAGTATGTTGTTTCTTTTTGTGGGTTTTTGTGGTTTTTGCGCGGCGCGATGGTGTAGAGACAGCTTGTGCGATCTTCTTGGCAAGCTGTCTTGTGCGTGTGGTACTTGCACGTTTTGTTTTTGAGGTAGTCATTTTGGTGTGTGGAGTAAATCAATTGAATTTCGTCGATGGTAAATGACGAGATAATCGTTGGATTGAGAGCAGACATGGATTTAATGTTTAAGCGTTTATGACACCCGGAGCGTCTACGGGGCCAGCGCCTGGAACAACCAGTCTTGGGACGTGTGGGTAACGGCAATTTCTACGGGTACATCTTCCAGCTAGAAAGTGTCGACACACAACTTGATCCACAGCCCTAGCCACTTCCGGCACAGGGTATTGCACCTCATCTTCCACCACACTAATGAACCTCGGGTTGTGTTTAACCTTACCAACGTCGTCGATGCTTGGCATAGCAATTAAACCAGCAAGCCGACATGTACGTAGATAAGAAAACAACCTCGACACATCAGCGCCGGGCAAAAACTTCTCAAGTACGACACCTACATCACGTGGCTCAGCATTTGGCCAGTTTGTGTTGATGTCATATTGCGCCCACCAGGAATCCGACAGGGTTGAATCGCTGAGGTCCATACCACATCTCAGCGCCGCTGACAGAATTTCCCGAATCACAGGAGTATGATAGTCTGTGCGCCGCAAGCCAGAAAGCTTACGTTGCAGTTTGGTTAAAGCTAACACATCAGGATCCCTACCTGCAATATGCAGTTTGGACAACTGTCTAACTATATCACAAGTTGAATTGTTGTCCCCAAACCAAACATCAGATGTGTAAAAGCGTGACAAATAGTTCACTCCATATTCACCTCGTTTATAAACCTCCACTTCATATACTTGGCCAACCATTGCGGCGGCTTTTACCAACCCATCCGGGTTATGTCCTGCATCGGCCAAACTGTCATCACCACCGAAGATACCCGGAGCATTGAAGGCATCTTGTGGTGATTGAACTTGACGTCGATAGACATAATCGATGAATTTAGATACAATAGTGTTGAAGAGGGCGGTCTCGGCGGATCCGGAACCACGCATAAACTCAACAAAATACTTGACAAACATACGGGTAGCCGCATCAGCATGGTATTGTCTACCATGAAGAAATGCAACGTTTGAATGATGTTCAAACGAAAAGAACCGCAATAATATTGCTAGCTCCAATTCGCGAATGATCCCCGATATATGCCCATCCATCTTGTTGGCATCTGCACAGACGACAGCCTTAGCTTTACTACAAATATCTGCAACAGTATTAGCGATCTCAACAGGGGTCTTACCAAAGGTGTACCACTTCTGTTTCACTATATACTCAGCAAATGAGTAGATCAGCCGGCTGTACTCTCGTTTATCAACTGTCGCATAGGTCGAAATGACACGTGGGTCACCGGCTTTCTGATACGGCTCAGCCTTGAGAAAGGTGTTCAAAAACGGTTTGGCAGAAAACGCCATAGCCGATGCCCTGTTCAGCAAACTTTGCTGAGTCGGGCGACTTTGTTTCTCATAGACTGTGCTGACCTCAGTTGGGTGACCGCAGTGGGCGACCTCATCTGGGATCAACAGTTTGATAAACTCATCCATATATTTACGCACCAGATTATCATTGGCTGGAGTGTTCTTTATTTCAGTTGCAGGTAGGAGCACACGCGTCACTACCGCAGCAGCCTCGTTGTATGTGGTGGATACCGGCACATAACCGCGTGGAAGAACTGCGTTCATATATGGGGACATTAGAGGAGGTGCGTCAACATCAATATCTTTCAGTTGACGCAGTAAATGGTATTTCAAGATACCTTCGCACGCACGGTATACGCGTGCCGGCAAGTGTTTAGGGTTGGACAACAGGTACTCACACACAGTTGCCGCGCTAACTCTCCCGCCATTCTCCTCTAACCAGGATTGCACGCTCGCGACTCCTGCCTTCACTTGCGTACAATTGGATGCCGAAAATACAGTCTGTAACAGGGAGGTTGGAATGGTCGCACATGCATACTCACCAACCTTGCTGATGGAGGTGTTTAAACCACCCCCTTGCACCTCGAGCACATTGTAATTGCCCTGATTCACTGTTAACCGAGCAAGGGTATCAGCTTCCAACCACCTGGATAACCAGCTGGCAAAAATACCTTTGAACTGCATAACAGGAATGAGCATCACAAACTCGTGGTGTTTATCAGCTTGTAAACGCTCTACCTGATAAACGACTGCGTCAAACATATCTCGGACAATGAACGTTTCAATCGAGTAATTCCAAATCTGATGGACGAACTTCGCACCACCATCAACTGAATACACGATCTCATTGCGTGAATTGAACGTGAAATTATAATCCTTGCCCACATCCGCTACGGTTTTCGGCTGAAGGCTATATAACATGGTGGGCATAGGAAATGCAAGCAGATCCTTAGCCATATCCATGTAATAGTCAACATCCACAATCACTCGCAACTGGGCCTCCTTCGCATTCACTATCTTTGAAGGAACAGTTAAGTCCTTCGCCCAATAGTAAACACGATTGTGTGCTAGATTCTGTTTGACATCGGCATTAGATGCCTGTTCCATGAACACTTCTAATCCCAATCCACCCGCAACAGACATTGCGAACGTCGAGGTACTTGACCTAACGGCTGCGCTGTCTGGATGTGTGTGTGGTTCAGATGTGCGCATGACCGCGGGCATAACCGTATTTTTAAAAACGGAACGCACTCGGTATACAGGCACCTGCGGCTGGACTCCGAAACGGTCAATCACTCTCGTAACTACTTTTCTTATCCAGTTACGGCGACGCATCCATCTCGGTAACCCCCAGAAGACCAAACCGCCGACTACAGCGGTGGCCATCCCAGCCAGGGTGATAAACTTCCAGTTAATTTTTGACGGTTCCTTACAATTGCGCATCGCGCGTATGGCGTAAATCGATTTCCTAAACACCTCATCAACAGGTGGTGGGTAAACCACATGTTGGTCCACTGGACGAAGTGAGGTTTGATAGCAATCCATAATAGCGTAATTGTAGGCGT